ACGTGTGCTCTTCCGATCTCAAGACTGTCTCGAATCGAACGGGATAGGGGAAGAGCGCGAGCGGTGTTCCTGCATGGCCCCTTATGACGGCCCATGTCAGTCCGATCGTATTGTCGACAAAGATGTCGAGTCGAACCTCGCCGACTCCTCCGCGCCTCAGTGGGTCATCGACATGATGCGCACAGGGAAGAATGTACTATGTCGCGTCAGCCGAGATTTAGTCCCGGCTGAACCCTTTATGTTAAAATCCAAGGAATGGACGAATGCTCGAGTGTCTGGGTATGACATGGCTTCGGGATACTACATCGATGCTCACGGCGGTCACTGGAGCCACGCCGAACCTACCCCCGCGTGGAAGCCGCAGGACGGCGAGGCGGTATTCGTTCACGACTTGAACGGGAATGTCCTTGTCGGGCGCATCATCGAAGTTGGAAAGCAGGACGCGAAGTGCATCGGGTTGAAAGGCGTCGTGTGGGAACTGCCGTTCTCGGCCTTCAAGCCCTTCGACGCCTCAAAGATCGGCAAGCCGTGGAGTGAGATATGAAACGGCGCGCAAACGGTTACTACTGGGTGAAGATGGACGGTCGATGGTTGATCGCAGAATATAATTATGCTTCGAACAATCCCGACCGATGGAATATCTTTGGATACGCCGCCGAATACTCAGACAAGGAGCTTGACGAGATCGGCGATCCTATTGAGGTCCCGGAGAAATACAAATGAGCATGTACTGTCACAAGTGCGGTACGACCATCATGGAGGACGACGAATCGCTTTGCGGAAAGTGCAAGCCTCGTCGGTTCACGTTTCACATGCCGACGTGGTTCCAACTATTCCGAATCCGTCAGAGCATGAAGAAAATCGCCAGGTTGGCAGGGAGATAGTATGACCGATAGATTAGGGATAGCATCCGCCCTTCTTTCGGCTCTTTTAAGTCGTCCGGGTTTACACAGCCAACAGATACACAACGAAAACGTACAGGAAGCGCTTCGGCTTACAGACTTACTTATAGCCGAGGAAGAGCGTCCGTCGAATCCACCACGGGCAAAGGGGTTTTGATGTGAACGCACGTGATTCTATTCGCAAAGCATTATCTCAGTCCTGCGAGTCAACGCGTGGTATGATTCCGCAACCAGTTCATTTTGTTATCCTCGCCGACCATGTAAAATATTCAAAAAACCGGGCCGAATACTTTTTTATGGGCGAGATGATCGGGGTGATAGAAAATGGAATAGAGGTTAAAATATAACCCATGCTCACCCCCGCGGAGCGCGCCGTCGAAAAAGGACTCGCGCGCGACTACCCTGTGTTTTTCAACGCGCTCCGCTATCACCGGACCCACAAAAACAAACGGGTAGATATAAAAAGCAATCCCTGGCTCGCTGCGATACTCATGGACACGCACCCCTATCAGGTTTTCATCAAGTCCACGCAGAACGGCATAACCGAGGTCATCCTCATCCGCGAGATCACCGAGGCGAGCAAGGGCCGCAACATCTTCCACGTGTTGCCAAACGATCAGATCCTTCAGCGCTACGTGCATGAGCGCGTAGACAAGACGCTCATGAACACGCCGCACTACAACGCGATGACGAACAAAGCCGACAACGTGCACATGAAGCAGATCGGCCCGGGGACTATCGCCTACGTCGCGTCGGGTAGCGCTTCTCAATTCACGGAGTTCCCCGCAGATACGGCTATCATCGATGAGCTGGACCGATGCGATCAGGACAACATTGTTATGGCGAAGGAGCGGCTCAGCTTCTCCGACTCACCGCGTAAGCTCTACGTCTCGAACCCGACCATTGTCGGCTTTGGCATTGACGAAGAGATGGCGGACACCGATCAACTACACTGGCACGTCAAATGCGAGTGCGGCGCGAGGACTCATCCCGACTTCTTCAAGCACGTTGTCCGCGAGGTTGACGCGGGCGCGTATGCGGTCATCGACCCGGATTGGAGACCCGGCCAGGACGCGCACATGGTCTGCGATAAGTGCGGACGCCACTGGCACAAGAGTCAGGGCGGGATATGGATACCGCACAATCCCGGCGCCCTGAAGCGCGGGCGTCACCTGTCGAAGCTGTTCACGGCCCGAACGACGATAGGCGAGATTATACAAAACTTCATCGACGCGGAAGCCGACGATACGAAGATGACGCGCTTCTACAATGCAGACCTCGGACTCGCGTACACGGCGCCCGGCGCGAAGATCACGGACGCGATGCTCGACGACTGCATAGACAAGACGCGCAAGCAAGGCGTGCGGCCCACGGATGGCGTATGCGTGGCGGGGATCGACGTCGGCGTATTCTTCCACGTGTTCATCGGCCATATCGCCGCAGGCTCGGCAGGAATGACGCTCGTCGATGTCCAGGCGGTTCGGACGCCCGAGGAGGTCATCGACCTGTTGCTCCGCTATCGTGTGCGGTGCTACGTCATCGACGCCATGCCGGAGACGCGAGAGAGCCGGAGGATAGCCGCTCGCTTGCCGGGCGGATTCATGTGCTATTTCAGCAAGGGCAAGAAGGACCAAATCGCGGGGAACATCATCACGACCGACCGCACACAGTCACTCGATAACGTGAAAGCGGCCGTCGTGCTACAATCGCTTAGGCTACCCGTGAACGCGCGGAGCATCCAGGACTTTTACGCGCACATGACGGCATCGACGCGGGTGTTCGACGAGGACGCAAACGCGGGAGAAGGGGGCTACGATTGGAAAGAGGGGAGCAAGGCGGACCATTATTTCCTTTCCGTGTGTTACGGGATGATGGCGGGGAGATTGCTCGTCATGGCGAGTAGGTAGGGGCCTATGTGCGGATGGAAGATAGCGGAGGATGGAACTAAATATTGGTTGCCCGACTGCATGGGCGGGGCGGTGTACGGGAAAGTTGGGTGCACATGCAAGAAAAAGCCGAGAAAGAAAGTCGGGCCCAAGATAAAAGAACTCGAAGAAAGAATCAAAAGGCTTGAAGATAATGTCTTTTGACGGCGTGCGAGCCGATAACTTGACACCGAGCCCGATCGGTGTAACATTCCAAGTATGACCACCCTCCCCGCCTACTCGAACGATATGAGCTTTGCGACCGGCCTCGCGACCACGAAAGAAGAACTCTCGAAGCGCGGCCTCGCGGTGTACACTGTTTCCGACGTGGTAGGCATCACGGGCCGCACGAAGGACGGGCGCACGGTCTCCGGACTCGCGGAAGTCCCGCTCTTCGGCCTATCCATCTTCGACCGTATCGCGATCGCCCAGAAGTGCGACGCGGTTTTCGGCGTAGTAACCGGTCGTATGCAGCGCATCGCGGGGCTTGAGTGGTCGGTCGTCCGTGAGTGCAAGATGGAGGACCGGCTCGAGCTTTGGCTCAAGCAGTGCAAACAGATTTTCGACGAGTACGCCAACGCGCAGGAAGTCCGGTATCGCATGATCCGCTACCAGATGATGCGGAACATCCTCACCCGCCTTCCCGACTGCCTGCCCGACCTCAGCAATTTCAACCAGGCGCTTTTGCGGTGGAAGAAGCGTATCGAGTTCCAGAATGACGACGCGACGACCGAGATCGAAGATTGGCTCCATCAGCCGAACGCGCAGGATGACTTTTCGGACTTCATCAAAAAGCGCGTAGACTCCGACCTCGTGCACGGCGGGAGCGCGCTATACAAACAGTACATCGACGGCAAGCTCGAAAACCTCTACGTGCTCCCCGGCGGTACGGTCATCCCGCTCAAGTCTCGCTACGTCGGGCCTCAGAAAATGTTCGCCCAAGTCGTGCCCGGCATGGACCCGAAGATTTACTACCAGGATGAAATAGTATGGTCGTCCTACATGCCGAGCGCGGGAATCAGCTACGGCTATATCCCCCTTGAAGCGCTCGTGAACAAAGTAGCGGAGACGCTATTCTTCGACCAGCACGCGGCGGAAACGGCGGACGGCACGAAGCCGCCCGAGAAGATCGCCGTCTTCGGCGGGGAAAAGAATCCCTTCGGCGGACTGAACGATACCGAGAATATCGAGATCCCGCTCGCCCGCGAGGAAGAGTCCCGCCTTGAGCTCTTGCTGAACGAGCCGCGCAAGGGAGCCCTTCGCGTGCTCACCGGCTACGGGACGCCAGCCATACTCGACCTAAGCAAGTCCGAGATATTCGCCGCTCAATCCGACCGTCAGCGCTTCATTCGTGAATCCGTGGCCTTCGTCTACAACGCGACGAACATGGAGGTCAACCTCACCGGCTCCGACGACACGAGCGGAAGGTCCACGAGCGAGGCGCAGGCGCAGATAGAGAAGGAAAAAGGTATCTACCCCATCGTCAAGGACATCGAGAACGACCTCAACTTCCAGATTCTTCCGCTTCGCTTCGGATCAGGCTACGTGTTCCAGTACAAGAGCGGGCTTTCGGATAAAGAGCAGGCGGAACTAGATCAGGCGATGATGACGACAGGTACTTGGAGCGTGAACGAGGTCCGCATCAAACGCGGTGACGAGCCGGGCGGGCCTGAGTATGACAAGATTGGACAGGGGCAGACGCAGCCGCCCGATGGCAGCTCATCCAGCCCGTTCAATATGCGCGCGATGTGAGGAGGCGATATGCGTCAGTGTCCCAAGTGCGGAAAGAGCGAGCGGGAAATCGAGATGACCACGATGGCGTTGGTGGAGAGCGACAACGACGCGCGGTGCCCGTGCGGATGGGTCGGCAAAGTCGGCGACCTCGTGACCAACTTCGGGAAAGGCGCCGAAGAGTGGCGCGCCGAACTCGACGCCCGCGAGAAGTCAATCGAGGAGCGCGAGGCGAAGCCGGTATCGAAAGATTTCGATGTAGCCGGATACCAGGTGAGCGGGTCGGGAGGGGAAGGATTCCCGACCACCATTCTCCTCGGTAACAAAGACGATGTCATATCGCTCAAGATGGACACCGAGACGGCCACGGGTATCATCTCTGCCCTTGTGGGCATGTGCGGAGAAATCCTTCTCGATGGACTTATCGACAAAGCCCCCCGCTCCCTCGGCGAGATCGTGTCCGACATCATGCCGTATCCCTCGGAAGAGGCGCAGGGCTATCTCTCCGAAGACAACGCGGCGTGGAAAAGCGGCGAGATCCCGCAGGGTATCGTCATCGAGAACCTCCCCGACACCGGGATTCCCCCCGTCGAGCGCATGACCAAGACGCAGCTCGTCGAAGCGTTGACCGCGCTCGGCGTCGAGTTCGACCCGAAGGCGAAGCGCGACGACCTCTTTGCGCTGTACACTGCCGAGCAAGCGAAGGCCGCGCCCTCCGCATGACCATCCGCGATCGCCGCCTATCTACCGCCGAGGTTCAAGACCTCACGCGGCCACTTGAGAACGACCTCGTCGCGTTTTACCGTCTCGTGTCAGACGCGGCAGAGTCGTTGCTCGATCGGGCCGTAAGTGAGGGATGGACCCCGGAGCAGCTCATCGACGAGCTGGACCGGATGATAGGCGGCGACAATCGAGCGGCCGAGACGCAGGCGGTCCCGGCGCTCGAAGACTTGCGGGTGAACAAGGGGGCGAATATGTCGGATCAAAAAAGAGATGAAAGCGGTAAGTTTTCCTCCGGAGGATCGTCGGAGTCATTTCAGATAGACCCCAAAAAAATCAGAGAAACTCCAATCCCAAAAGATTTGAAAGCAAAGTGGATGAAAAACGGAGGGGTTAACAATCCCGAATACAAAAAATGGATTAAAGCCAACTGGGCCGCAAAATCCATGAATGGAGGCGTTCCCCCCGCCGCGCAGCGCTTCATCGACGCGGCCCGCGCGCTCGGCGTAAACCCCGTCGAGTTCTACGCCGGCATTCTCACCGAGTCGAAAGAGCACGGCGTCAGCTTCTCGGAAGGTGCGAAGATCGCCCTTGACCACCTGAGGAAGGAAGACCCGGAATACTACACGAAGCTACAGGCGGCGGGACTATGAAAGACGAGAAGCCCAAGAATAAACCGGTCACCGCCGAAGACCTTGCGCGCATCGAGAAGGCGCAGAAAGAGCGCGAGGCGAACAAGGTCGGAAAGAACGACGGCGGGGCAACGAGGGTCGAGAAGTAATGGCGAAGCTCCACGTCTCCCGCTTGGCCGAGCGCTACCCTGGCGCCATGGAAGGCGGGAACTATCGCGACCTCATGACCGAGATCATTGCGAACAACCACGAGAACATACAACGCGCCGTTGCCCGCGTGAAGCGTGACGAGATGGGAAAGGCCGCAGCACGTATCAAGCGAAGCACGACGAAACAGATCGCCGTTCCTGACCTCGCCGACGTTCTCCCGAAGCGCTCCGTCTACATCCGCAAGGGCGCCGAGCAGGGCCAAATCCTGAGCGATACCCTACGCGACCGGCTTACGAAAGACCTGCGATCGACCGTTGCCGACTACCTCGGCGAAAAGATGCAGTACAAAAAAGGCGAGGCCCGCGGACAGATCAAGCCTGAGCTTGTCGAGAAAATGCGCGCACGCCTGACGGAGACCTTCGCGGGATACCGCAAAGCTGGACCCGAGGGCGTACCGCCGAACATCCAGGCGATCGCCGAGACGGAGACGCGCAGCGCGATCGACGATATCAAGCACACATGGGCAACGCGGCTCGAAGAGTCGAACCCCGGCCGCGTGCGAACCTGGAAGATATGGCGGCATCATCCGGGCCTCTCGAAAGAGCCGCGAGGGAATCACGCGATCATCGACGGACAGCGCCGGCCGATCGGTGTTCCATTCCTCGTGCCTACCGCAAAGCGTGGCCGCGGAGGCTGGGCATGGGGCGCTCCGACCGTTATGCAGCACCCTCACGACCCGAGCGCGCCGATCGACCAAGTGATTTCTTGCCACTGCGAATGCGACTACGTGACCGAAATCTTATAAGTTGCAACGTTGCAACTTGACAAATACTGCGCGCAAGCGTAAAGGTATAAGCGAATGGAAAGCAGTCGGGTTACTTTTGACTTTCGCCAGAGGAAATTCGACGGCGGGCTTTTTGCCGTTGAGAAGGCCGATGGAGGCGTAAAACGCCGTTACCTCGAAGGTATTGCCAGTGGCATATACGTCGACGGTCACGGCGAAAGAATGACGCCTCACTGTATCGAGTCCTTCCAGCGGCAAGCGCAAAGCGGGGACATCCTGCTTTACGAAGGCAAGCACGGCGTTGATTTCGTCGACGACATCGGTATTCTTGTGAATGCCAAGATCACGCCCGAGGGAGAATGGCGCGTCAGTTTCAGGCTGTATGACGAGGCGGATGGAGTAGGACCGGTCAAGCTCGAACGCGTCAACGACGTGTGGAAGCAAGCCCTCGGACTCCCGCCGTACTCGAAGCCGAAGCAGCGCGGGTTCTCCATCGAGGGGGACATCCCTGAAGGCGGAATCAAGTCAGTCGACGCCTCTGGACGCCGGGAAATGGACGATGTCAAGCTCGACGGTGTCGTGCTCGTCAATCGTCCCGCGTACCAGGCGAGCATAGCCCCCGGGGTTTACAAGGCCCTCGGCATACCGGCCCCGTGGAATGTGCGGAAAGATTTAAAAGGCTCGCTCGAATCCAAGGCGAACGCGGCAAGCGCACGAGAGGAGTACTGGCGGAAATACTACCAGCTCCAGGAAGCGCTCGACTCCGAGATCAAGAGCATCATGACCGGCTCAGTCGAGCCTCGGTCACAGCTCGAAGACCTCTTTGTGGAGTACGACAAGGTCGCGATTGACCTCATCCTCGCTTATCCCCAGATGTACGAACCGGACCGGGAAGTGGTGCCCGATCTCCAATCCGTGCAAAAAACCAAGTCGCGTTTCCAGTCGGGACTCAGGGACTTGGAATCTACACTGAGGCTTTTAGTCGAAGTACGAAAAAGCCAGGAGACGAACCATGAACCAGCCTTCCACCAAAGTTGAAAAGGCCCTCGGCCCCGAAGAGCAGGCGCTTCTCGCGAACATCGGCGCGCTCGTCCAGGAACTTCAGTCCGGCGCCTCTGCCGGCGCGGCCCCCGCGGCCGAGCCCGACGGAGACGAGGGATTGAACGCCCCCGGCGTCATCAAAGGCAGCGAGCAGGGAAATACCCCCGCCGAGCCGCAGAGCGCCATGCAGCCCGGCGCCGCGCCCAAGGAAAAGGGAATGGCCCCGTGGCAGGACAACGACGACGTGCAAAAGGGCTTCAAGATGATCGCGAAAGCCCTCATGTCTTCCCCGACCGAAGGCCCCGAGGCTCAGCTTCCCGGAGACAAGCGGCTCGAAGAGATGCCCGACGAAGCGGACGAGAACATCAACGAGGTCGCGAAAGCCCTCGCGAAGGCGTTCGCTTCCTCTCTCGGCCGTCGCCCCGTCGCGAAGAGCTTGGGCAGTGTCCAAGCCCCGCAGTCCGCGGACCTCACCGCCGCGCTCGCTCCGCTCATGACCGTCATGAAATCCATGAGCGACCGCATCACGCAGCAGGGCCAGATCATCGGCGAGATGCTCGAAGGTCTCGGCGCCGTTCCCCCCGCTCCCGAGGCGCAACCGCAAGGTTCCGTCAGGAAGTCCGGCGGGAATATGCCCTATGCGGGCCTCGATGCGGGCTCCCTTGAGCTCGTCGTCGCTTCCGTCGCGAAGGGCCTCGCGGGGACCTTCCGTCAGTCCGACGGTGTGCCGGTCGCGAAAGGCTTCGGCGGTCCGAGCGAAGATCGCCCGATCGAAGGCTTCACCGAGGAGTTCGTGACCGCTACCGGTTGGGGACAGTAGAGATATACCCGAGCGGTCGTCATGTCGTGAGACAGCATCGGCCGCTTATCTTTCCGGCAACTTAACGTCGTGACGACGTAAAGGACAGCGACATGTATAGCGGCGTACAAAGCCCTACCTACAACCTTCAGAAAGGGGCGATCAAGTCCCTCGTCCAGAAGGCCCTTTCTTCCGACGCAGCGTCCGCGGGCGCCCTCGTTCCGCAGCACCTCGAAAAGCTCATCACCAACACGATCGTGCAGCTCGTGCCCGAGATTGCGGTCATCGATCCGCAGTACGACAGCCAGAAATACCACGAGTTCAATCGGCTCATCACCCTCCCGGGTGGTCAGGGCGCTATGGGCGAGTCCGGCACCACGCCGACCAGCCAGTCGACCTACTCCCGGACCGGCCGCAATCTCAAGGTTACCCGTCGTAAGGGCGCGGTAACCAATTTCCTCCAGGACGCTTCGAAGAACTACATCGACGCCCTGAGTCAGGAAATGGAGAACCACGTCCAGGCCCACGGCTACGACCTCGCGACACAACTCGTGTGGGGCAACGATCAGGCCGACCC